GGATTTAATTCAAACTCAATATAATCAACGTCTTTAGTATTTCCAACTACTGTCCAATTTACTCCGTTCCAGGTAATCTCATCTTTGCTTTGAAATACCTGGCCAGTATTTGTTTTAGAAGCATCATTATCTGTTACGTCAGTTCCTATCGTATAGAACCATCCGTTCTCTACTTCAGCAAGTGTAGGAAAATCACTAGCTATATTTATCTCTCCCTTGAATTGCAGCGGATTATCCAGACCTCGGTGACTGCGTAATAAAGTATTTCCTGCCATTTTTATTTATTGTAATTTTTGAAGCTACATTCAATACATGAAATATCTTTGTCTGTAACTTTGCTTCCGTCTTTATATCTATGATCCCCACCATGTTCACTACAAGTACCAACTACTTTAACATCTGTTATTGTTATCCCTGACATTATGATACAACCCACTTAAGTCCAATATGCAACTTTCCTTTAATAGCTTTCTTAGGTCTTTTTTTTGGAGAAATTGTCCAGATTATCTCCTCTGTTTTTCCGACTTGAATAGTTCCTTGTTTCTTTTGGATATCAATATCTTCTCCTGTAAGTGTCAATACATAATCAACAGAAAAGAAAACTTTGTTAGTCATGAAGATACTTTTACTTATAGTTTCTCCGGCCTTGACAATACCAAAATCAATAGAATCAGTTATTATCTGTGTACCTTCTCTATCGAGGGACAGTATGATAGGAAGGTCATTTTGATCATTCATCTAAGCCCTCTTTTAGTTCTGTGATCAATTTGTCTCGTGCTTTATTGATTTGTACTTCCTTCTTCTTAATCAATAAATCGAGTTCACGATCTTTAAGTTTCTCAATAGATTCAAAATCCTTCTGATTACTTTTGTGTTCTATCTGTTTTGAATCGAGTTTAAACGGTAATGAAGCCGCTTCACTTGCTGTAATCGATCTTAATGATGATCTGCATGGATGCGGTGGAGAATTAGCAGGTGGAGCAAAGTCACCAGTACTAAAAGACTCACCTATTGGAACGACTTCTCCATTCAATCCTAAACAAGTATCTGTTGTCGTACCGTCTACTACAGAAACCCATTCTTTTCCGACGACAATTCCAGATGCTTCATAACCTAATAAGTTTCCTTGGTTGAGCGACGAATTGAATTCATTGATTACTCCGTTTTTTAATCTTCCAGCTTGCTTACTGAATGAATCTCTTATTAATTTTTCAATAGCTGCAAATCTAGTTGGTGGATTAAGTGAAGCTATTCCTAAGTTTACATTGATATCTTTCTGGATATCTTCTGCTATACCGTTTACTACGCTTGCGTGTTCTGTTTCAATTATGTTTCTCTTGTCGTTAATTGCAGATTGTGGGACCCTTACATTCATTCCTAATTCTGTTCTGGAAGAATCAAGGCCGGAATTAACTCCTGCAGTAATATTCTCTCTAATTATACCAGGAAAGTCTTTCTTATTTAAAGTGAATATTCCGTTAATTCCTCGTGTTAATTTCTTAAGATCAGTTCCTATGGCGTCCTTTAGGTTTTTATTGAAGAATGGTTTTGTGATTAATATTACTGACTTTTCTATTACCTTGAATATTCCACTTAATTCTTTGAAATATTTATCTTCCATCTTTTTAAATACTGGCTGATTGAATTTAGAAGTTAAAGGATCTTCTCGTCTTGATTTTATAACAGCGTCTTTTTTATCTCCTGTCTCTGGAGTAGTTGGAACAGGCTGTATAGGTTCAGCAGATGGAGGGGTTTCAATATTATTATTTGGTTGTCCGGAGTTTAGAGTTTCAATCTCAATGAGATCTCCTGACTCGATTGCTTCCTGGGTTAGCTTAGTTCGCAATCCTGTTTCTGCTAAGATCTTATCTGTCTCTGCAGCAAGCTTTCTTTTCTCCTGGATTTCTTTCTGAGTTTCTTCAAATAACGGCAGCCATTCTATCTCGAAATCAGCCCGAGGTAATTGTCCTGTCTCAATTAATCTGCCATAAATATTTTCGACTATAGGCTCTTCCTCTAGATTTTGCTTGCTAGATACAGTCTGGAAATATTGCTTCATATTGGTTTCTGATCCAGTTACTTGACCTGCGTTTACTCCCTCTATAAGTGCTTTAGGTAAATCAATGCTAGTTGCGATAAGTGATAATCCTGCGTCATAATACTGTTGTGGACTTAATGCCCGACCTGCTGCGCCCTTGAACTCAATAGTGTCTTTACTAGAACCTACCCATCCGGTCATGCTAGTTACGTTTTGCCATTGTGCCTGAAGATCTTCTTTCTGATCATCTGGAAGTGTTTCCCAACCGCCAACACTTATTACAGGAAATCCTGATCCGTATCTGAAAAATGATTGTCCTATAGACCATCCTAGATCATCAAACATATTAAACCAATTATACGGAGGAATCAACATGCTCAATCCTTCAGGATCATTTCCGTTTCTGTTTATTACATGAACTGTCCTTGATGCATGCACTTGAATTTCTGTTACTTGTCCATCGAATAAATCTGATTTGAGTTTGTATCCGATTATCTGACCAAATGTTTGTGACATAGTATCTTCGTCTAGAACTATTTCTTTTATGAATCTCTTTGAGATCACACGGAAGTATTCTATAGATTGTGGATTCTTTACAGGTTCTGAGATATCATTAGCTGCGTCTTTGTATGCGATAAAAATAACAGAATATCCGTGACGTAACGCAAAATTTCTAGCTAGAGTCATTGTCGAGATTATCTTCAATCCCCCTTTTTTATCAGAGTCTAAAAACTGTGCAGTGTCTCTAAAGATTTCATTGTCTGTCTTGAGCTTAAACCACTTATCGAATCTATCGTCGGTAAGTTTGTTTACTATTTTATGAGTCGTTCCGTTTCTCAAATATAATTCATCTAGAAGGTCTATTGTTAATTTACTTGTATCCACCCATTGTTTCTGCACAACAAAGGATCCTGTTGTCTGACGCTTGCTCCACTTAGGAATTATAGTACTTTTAACAGCATCCCATAGTCTCATTATCCCCCTTAAGAATATCTCATTTATATAGGGAACTTACTAATACAGGCCTTTGCCTACACTTGTACGCTGCGGACTCCCTGCTTTGATAGAAAATAGGCCGTATCTGATTGCATCCATTAAGTGATCTTTATCCTTAACCGGAACTTCTTCTTTGGTTCCTTTCTTCCAGATATATCCCTGGATCTCACTAATAAAATTAGTACAATTCTTATTTATTCTAATCAGATCCTCGATAAAGTATCTACTTACTTCTGCTATCCCTGGTAGTACAGCGTTCATTGCTTTCTGGCAATTTATATATCTGAAGGTGTTTAACGTATCTATTGCTGCTGCATCCGATGGATCATGAAATCCTTCAATCCCTCGACCTAATTCAGTTGTATGCCTTTCGAGCCATTTACCTAGATCTTCAGGTTGACTTCTTTCCTGGTAGAATTCATCTATTATATCAACCTTACCAGGACCCCAAAAACCTAACAGAAGGCCTCCTCTTGGTTTAGGGAAGTTACTATCAGCGCAGAAGATAACACGCTTATAATCGACTAATTTAAGCAATTGTGAGGCTTCTATGACATGATGATTGAAGCTAAATTCTTTATAGATAACACCCTCGGCCTTTACCCATAATCCTAATAGTAATCGATCTCTGTATGCTCCAGTTAAATCACTCAAGGTATCTAAATAATCCTGATCATTAGCTGGATTATCTTTTGCGAATGATACAATTCTCCTTGCTTTATTCGGTAATATGAATCGCTTATTTATCCAGTGTTCCGGATGATCAGGATTTGTAGTCAAGCATGTCTGTCGCCATCCAGCTGAGTTTCCCCTCATTCGACCGCTTACTTCATTGAAATCATCCTCAGTAAATTGATTTGCTTCTTCCATCCAGCAGAAGTCAACACCCCCCTTCTGGCCAATAGATCGAATTGCTCCTCGTTGTGATTCGTCTTTCATTCCGCCATAAGCAAGAACAGATCCATTAGTATACTCAAATCTGTGCAATCCAGGCCTATGTCTTACAAAACTATCTCCTTGCATTACTTCTCTCTCTAGAAAAAGTATTGTAGAATTAGTCATGGCTTCTCGGTTCTTTCTTAGAATTAATCCAGTAGAATTAGGATAATGCTTCATCAATGCATGATACTTTTCTCCGATTACTTTAGACTTACCGCCTCCAGCTCCACCGTCTAATAGAAGTATCTTGCTTTTATCTTTCCATACAGGAACTTGCCAAGGGTACGGCTTAAACGTGCTTACTATCTTTTGCTGCATCTTCAGTAACCTTTATTGTCTCAGAATGAACACAATGCAAGCAAGACATTTTAATCTCTTGATGTTTCTGCATTTGCTTTACTTCCATATTTAAGTCTTGGATCATGCCACATGGACAGAGTATGTCCGCTTTCTGGAATGGCTCACCTGATCTAACATGGACTCCCTGCATAGCATACCAGGAGAATTTCTTTAATCCGTATTGTTTGTTTCTCCAGGGCATTTTCTCTACTACATCAAGTCTTATCTCGTTGCTCTTTAAGTAGTATTCAATTAGTTGTTTCATCAATCTCCCTTATTCTTTTATCTAAATTCTCAACACGTTCCTGGTACATAGTTTTAAGCTGAGTTAGTAATGCTCTCTCTTTTTGTAAGTCTGATCGTTCAATTAGTTGCTTCATTTCTGACTAACCATAATAGGAATATTATTGAACACACCAAAATAACTTCAATTATAATCTCAGGATTCATCTGCAAAATCTCCTTAACCAATCACAGAAATTCTCAAACATTGTCTCTAGATTATCGATGAATTTCTCTACTGGAGGGGTATAATCTTTTATCATTTGTCTTTAGCGTGATGTGCTTTATTGTAACAAAGTTCACATAAATCACTATCTGTAGTATGGATTGCTTCGTTCTTTTTACATTTTGGACATTTCATTCAGATCCTTCTTCTTGTTTTTTATCCCAATCATCAGGAGATACTGTTACGTATCCTTTGACTCCAATTACTCCTGTTTGCTCGATCTCCTGTTTAGTAACGTAACCTCGATGTCTTCCTTTAGTCTGCAATAGAAATTTAGTTGCTTTGAAATCGCCCTTTGCTAATTTAACAGCCATTGCGTTTTCTGCAACATCGATTAATCTTTCCTTCTCAGCTTCGATCATTGGAAGGATATCTTTGTTTTCTTCTTTCTGTAAGAATTGTGTTATAGCAGATCTATGTACCTCGCACTTCCGAGCTATATTGTTAAGTACTCCATAGCATCCATCAATGGCAAGTATTACCTTAGTTCTGGTTAATTTCGACATGTTTTGTTGAGTTTGTTTATTTATATGACATGAATCAGCACAACTTAAAACCCTTCCCTCTCGGGCATATCAACGAATTAGCCCTTAATTCGGCAAATCATTATGCTGATTTTTTGTTAAGTCATTATAATATGAGGTATTTTGATCTAATTCTTCCAAATTCTAGGGAATTAACGTTTCGCTCTCGGACATTTGTTATTTCTTTTTCTCCAGTTCCTTAAGTTTACTATGGAGCTCATCAATCTGTTTCTTCAATGGATCCAATAACTCTCTCACGAATCTACTGTCTTTGAAGTACTTGTTAAAGAAGGCTCGCTTCTCATCCTCGTCTTTCCAATCGATATTCTTCCATATCTTTTCCTGTTTAGGTGGTGTTGTCATTTTGTATGCTCCTTTTCTGCATAACATCTAGTGCATACAGAATCTTTTCCGCTTATAACTGTCCATGAGCAAGGTTCTCCAGTTTTATCTATACATTGAGAACAATCTTCATCTACACAACCACAGAATTTACATTTATTTTTTTCAGTCATTTTAGCTCCATCCGAAAAAGTCATCAACCCATTCTGTGAGATCGTCAACTTCCTTCCTAATGATTTTGATTAGTCCCATTCTAAAAGTTTGGTCCTGGTTCTTCTGTTGAGATTTTTATTAACTTGTCTCCTGCTATCTTCTTTATCTCTTCTTGTATATGTGGGATATCTGTATCTGGGAGTAGTTCTATTATTATTTTTTTTGTTTTCACGTTTTCCCTCCGGGGGTCAGCTGTTCCCCGAGCTCTTCTTTGATGATTGATAAATAAACCTCTTTTGTTATTTCATTAGTGTGAGTTTCATCGATTCTATGGATTATTCTCTGCATGGTGTCTTTGAGATCTTGCTCTTTGTATCTTCTTTCAAATCTTGGAATATCTTTATCTATATGTTTAAACAGAGTTAATAGATCAAATTGAGTTGCCTTATCACTCAGTGTCTTTTTCTCTTCGACTATTTGCCAATCATGAATATCATCAACTAACCACATTGATAAAGTATCAGATGCAACAACCGTTGTACTCCCATCAAAGTGAGTATGGTAAATTACGTTTCCTTTCAAGTAGACATGACATTTATCATTCATAGCGTCACATTTTGCTTTCTTCCCTTCCTTCATTGGCTTAATAGTTTCCGTAAATTTCATTTGTATCAGCTCCGATTATTTTGATATAAAAAGGGGCAGGAGTCAAAGAGGAATTATAGGGGGTATAGAAATACCCGTCAACCTTGCTATAGTTACCTTAACAGCTTACCTGCTTTCCCTTTATGAACTCATACTCGCCCAGCCAACCAAACAGTTTACTTCACCGGAGACATTGCCAGTTTAATTCCACTACGAGAGTTTGGTTGTTTTACTTAAAAGGGCATCTCACCCCTATACGTATGAGTTTATCAAGTGCTGTCTAGCGATTATTCTTTGATGAACTTGCTGCACTCTAAGACTTCTTCAGCTATATTGCTTATTACATCTTCCTTATCTGCTTTGCAGTCGATCTTAGGTTTGAATTTACAATCTTTGCATAGAGTCATTTTGAATCTGCCTTTTTGAATTCGTGGTTACACTTAGGGCATGTAATTAATAATTTGCCTAGTTTTGTTACTTCTTCTCCCTGAGAGGCTTTGTCTTTCTCAGCATTATTTAAGATATTTAATACCTCTTGCTCGCTGCATGCGATTAAAGCAGTTAGATCAGTCATTTCAGCGTTCTTAAGTATCTGTCTGAATTCAGCTGCTTGTAGCTCCATATCAGGCCTTCCTTTAAGGCGATTCATAACGGCACTCAATATCAACTTATCAGATTCATGCTCTAGATTAAGCTTAATGGCCGGAATTTGAGGCTTTCCTAGCTCTTCATAGGCCTGGACTCTTTGATGTCCATCTATGATCACATTGTTTTGATCAATTAGGATAGGTTGCATTTCCCCGAATTTCTGGATAGATGTTTTTAAACTCTCCATTTGATCCTTAGTCATTTTGTTAGGATTACCTTCACGCTTCTTTAGTTTTTTAATATCAACCGGTTCTAGTTTCATGATTCCTTTCCTCCAATCGATTTACGATTGATTCAATAACATTAACTGTGACAGCATTACCTAGACATTTATATCTTTGAGCATCACTTATTCCTTCGGTATATCCATCTGGAAAACCTTGTAAGCGTTCAACTTCTAATGGGGTGATCATTCTATCATCAACTCTCCAATCTCTGCATTCTGATGTAACAGTCGGACTAATCTCTGTGTAAATTCTGTACTGTTTTCTCTTACCGTCCTTTGTTCTGCTTCTGAGGTGGATATAACAATTTCTTTTGTTCTGGCTATTAGATGTATTAACTGAACCATTGAGAGGGAATACTTGTCTGGTACTTTTTCCTCTAAGATGTCCGATAATGAACACTCTTTCTCTTCTTTGTGGGACACCAAAATTCTTGCTGTTAAGTATCTGCCATTCTGCATTATACCCCAATTCATCAAGAGTTGAGAGGATTGTTCTGAATGTGTCCCCGTTGCTGTGATTAAGTAGCCCTTTGACATTTTCAAGTAATAAATAACTAGGCTGCTTATCTTTAACGATCCTAGCGATTTCAAAGAAAAGAGTTCCCCTAATGTCCTCAAAGCCTTTTCTTCGACCTGCCATACTGAAAGCCTGACAAGGGAATCCAGCGCACAGTAAGTCAAATTCGGGAAGTTGTGTTGGATTAATGTCTCTTGCGTTCCCGTAGTTTCTGTGTTTGAAATGTCTATTTCCGATTTGGATTGCATGTTTATCGATCTCTGAGTATCCGACACATTCCCACTCTCCGTTTGTTGCTTTTTCGATTCCAAGTTCAAAACCCTTAATCCCACTAAACATACTGAAATATTTCATTTCGGTTTTACTCTTCGATTACAAATTTGACAAAACACAGATTCGTTGCTTACTAATAATTGCGTTCCGCAAATCTTACATTTCAAGTCTGCTTTCTTTATGTCTCGTCCCACCATCTACTTTCTCCGCCGCAGAGATCCTTATACTTCCTGTCTTGTCTTATGATCTCTAGCTTAATTGCTCCATGCATCATGTTCTTGTGTATCAATATAATTATCTTCAATTACTGTCTCACATGCTTCAGCACCAATCTTACAGTTTCTCTTTGAACTGTAGGCTTCTGAATGAGCTAGTATCTTTCCGTTGTATGCCTTTATTCTAAACTGCCACTTCTTTTTTTTGTTCTTGAATAATTCTATTCCTGCCAATTTTACCGCCTCCGGTTATTTCACAAAGTAAGC